ACCCTGCATAGTATCTATCCCGAAGTGCTAAATATAGATACCTAGCGTTGCACGAGAGTCTACCTATTCCTCCACCACACGCATATCAAAGAACAATTAATCAATATTATGAACAGGTCTTACTCTAGCTTTCAAATTCAAAAGCTTCACATTCGTCATTTCTTCAAATCCTTCCCATTGCCTATTACAAATTGAACAAAATGAATAATGAACACCTGGAATAATACAAGTATTATGCACCATTCCACTATCTTCATGTCTCCCACAAAATGAACAATTTCTTTTAATCATAATCACCCCATCAAAAATTTATTAGTTAAAATATTTTCTGCTTGTTCAATTTCTTCTGGAGTGAGCGCCACATCACTTCCAATAAAATCCCATGCATATACGTCATGCACGTCTTCAACAAAAGTTCGTGTTTCTGCCCTACCGCCATTTGCGTCTTCTCCATAAAATGTATCTTTTGAATATTCTACATTCCCCTCAATAGATATTTCTTCATCTTCCTTTCCTTCACGTTCAATTATCATTTCACTTATCATATATTCTTTTAACATTATTACCTCCCGTTTAAAAATTTTACTGCGTCAATAAAATTTAATCCATGTAATTTTTGAATGAATGATATTGAATCTCCTCCGAAATTGCATGAATAACAATAAAATCTATTCTGTTCTACAAATATATAAAAAGAAGGATGTTGTTCCACGTGGAACGGGCATTTCGTTAATATTCTTCCTGTTGTATGTCTTATTTTTCCAAAATCATATAAATCCTGTATCGAAACACGTTTGGCTTTTTCTATATCAATTAGTTCTTTACCTTTTATAGGTTTAGTAAAATTTATGAATTTTTGTAACTTTTGAAGTCTTATCCATCTGTTATCAATCTTCTTAAAATTCACATTAAATGGCTCTTTATCTATCCACTTATCATATACTTTCAATTCAACTCGTAAATGATATGCTAAAGTCGATACCATGTCCCTACTTTCTGGAAACGCTTGTGCTAACTCCCAGTCAGTAGGGCATTTGGTATACTTATCTTCCATACGTAGATTGTAAAGATATGTCTCACTCATTTCTTCTTACCATGCTTTCCTAGCGGTCTTTCCTTCGCCCATGTATAACAATGACACTTCGGACATACGTAAACCTTTGGTTTGCGAGGAATCCATTCCCATCCGCATTTTGTGCATTTTAATTTTTGTAGTTTAATTTCCATTATTTGCTCCTTATTATCTATTTTTTAAATCTTTTCTTAACCAAATAGCATAATGATTATTACATAATTCTCTAGCATGGGCAGGTTTTCCACATATTTTACATTTGCCTCTTACTTTCCCATGAATTTCTAAGTGGTGTTTTCTACATAGCCATATAATATCAGCAACTTTTTTATAATCAGTATGATGCCTTTCTCCAATTTCATTACATCCCTTTATTGAACATACTTGTGGAATTGGGTGATAATATCTAGCCATTTGTTCTGCATAGTTTTTCTTTTTATTTTTACTATAATACTTTCTATGCCTTTCTAATCCTTTTTCCGACCTATCATATTTTTGTTGCGGTGTTAGCATAATTATTTCCTTTCGTTGCTTAACCATTATGCAACACTTTACGACTATTGCCAACTATCCCAAGCGATTTCGTTAGCATCAACTTTTTGTTGATGTTCTACTGGTGTCATTGTTTGTTCTTGTGGTTTATCCTCTTTTTGTGGCAAAATTGGCTGGTCAATTTCTTTATCGAAATTAAACTCATCAATATTCGCATAAGTCTTGCCATTGTTTTCTGACGTATTATGAATAATGGTTGCATAAAAACTCTTACCAATCCACATATCATCATCTACTTCAAAATTGCCTTTGTATGGCTCACCGATTGCTTTTAAAAATAGGCGAGTTAGGAAAAATCCTTTCCAATCGCTATCGAGATTAACCCTGTGAAGCGTTGTCCTTCCTTCTTCATCCCCACCTGCAACTTCAATTTTTGTCGTGATAACATTCGGGTCGCTTTCATCTTCCCATTTATCTACAACTTGAAACTTATGCTCTTTTTCACTTGGCAACTCAAACCTTCTCTGTTCTGGTTCTTCGTTTGGTGCTGATACTGTTCTTTTCATTTTTTCTCCTTATTTGATTTTTTCGATAACTTCTTCTAACTGTTTGCAAAATACCTTTAATTCTACTTCTAGTTTTTTTAAGAATACTTCATCACGTTCTACTCTGATAATAAGTGGTTTAATTGCAGGATAATACGAAATAAAATCGCAATATTTCCTACCTGTAACTAATAATTGTCCTTGCACTTGTTGGATATGATCTATCGGGATTTTGTTATCTAACAGATAGCTTACATGAACCGCTATGCTGTTCGGACATTTTATTTCAATCATGCCATCATCGTATACAAGACCATCAGGACTACAGGCATATCCATCATCCGCAATACAAAACCCAACCTGTTTTACCTCTTTCCCATACGTCATTTCATAGAAGGTTCTGGCTTCATCTTCAAGTTCGCAACCACGAGCCATTGCTGCACTTTGGTATGTTTCTTCTGGCATACCTGCGATTTTCTCCCCAGCCAAACGATACATATATTTTTTTGCTTGAGTTGATTTTTCTCCTTTGCTTGTTACTATTTTATTAAAATTTGAAGCTGAAGGAACGCCAGCTTTTGCTTTAAACCATGCTTCTGTCTGTTGTGGCATATCTAGTATTTGCATTATTTCCCCCTCTTAGCTTCCAGAGCCACTTTAGCCTTTGCGAATTGGTCTACTGGAATATCTTCAATTTTCTCAACTGCCATGAATTTATAAAATTTGTCCTTATCAACTTTTAAATCTTCAATTAACTTTTTTAAAATTGATACTTTGTTTTCATCAATCTTATCTGATACTAATTCTCCGTCATTGTCTTGGTCTTCTGTCGCAAGTCCTGTTATTGCAAGCAAAGAATATCTTTCCAAATACGTAATTGTACTTCCTACTGCTTGAATAGCATTTTTTGAACCAGATGTATCTGCATCTGCTGATAATGACGTTTCTTCATAGTGTCCCATGCTATGAGAAATTCTGCACGTTACTTTTACTTGACCATTTTGTTCTGTTCTCCATGATGCCGATAGACCATGCTTACTCAACTCTGCTGTGATTTTATCAACCACGTTATATAGAGAAGCATGGCTATATCCTACTTTACCTTTTGATGTCGAATATCCGACCTTTTTGTCCTTGTCAATTTTTGGTGGATTAGACTTAAACTCTGCCATAGCTTTGTTGTACGCTTTTCTAGCTTCGTTAGCTTCCCACTTAAATTGCAATTCTAATAGTTTCTCAATTTGTTCTAAATCCGCACCATTCTGTATCGCTGAATTAATCAAATCCGTTGGTGCTTGTTTTACTATTTCATTTTCCATTTTTGTCCTCCCATTTTAATTTATCTTTTTCCATACTTTTTTAATATTCGTTTTTTCCATGCATTGAAATCTTCTTCACTTAATTTATCTTTTGCTTTTATAAATGTAGGACAATCAAATGTAACTGGAAATCCTTTGTATCTAGGCAAAAAATAATCTTTGACATCTCCCGTAGCACCCATTTGTCCCCTCCTTTCATATTGATTATCGTAACTTACATAAACTATATCATAATAAGTATTATATTGCAAACATTATTTTATGCTGATATAAAATTTCCTTTTTCTCGTCGAGGATTTGCATTATCGTTCCATTAAAAATTTCTACAAACATTTTTACTTCATCACGTTCACTCTGTTCTTGGAAATAATCAGATGCTTTCATCATCCACCGCCTTTCGTGCTTCATCCAAATTATAAACAACCACATATCTAAGATTACACCTTTTGCATAATTCTCTAAATTTTACTTGACTTGCCCTCAACCCACCATTTCTTTGCGTTCTATATTTTTCTTGTTTTACTTCCATAAATATCACGCCACCGTTAGGAATGAAAACAATTAAATCGCTCATTCCATTAAGAACAAAATGTGAATTGTATGTTGACTGCTCTCCGCTTTTCGCAACCTCACACTTTTTCATTTTTAGTGATATTATTATTCTTTTCTCCAAAGCTTTCTCACCCATAACATTCTTTGTCGTTCTCGGTTTACGTTCCCTTCTCTTATATTTATTAACTGCCTCGCCTTTCATAATTGATGCCATAGTTGGAAACCCTTTTAGCTCATTACTTAATTTCTTGCGTCTTGGCACGCCTTCGTGTTTCATCTCTCCACCGTCATCATTTTTATATCCAGCTTCTCACTAAAATCTTTCTCATGTTTTTTTACTAATTTTGGAATACGAGCTTTCATTAAATCATATAAATCATCAAATTTAAAACCTATCTCTGAATATCTATATCTTTTTTTCATTATTTTGAAAAATGTTAGGCACCTAAACTCAAACATGATGTCTTGAATTGATTGGTTCTGGTCTGTCATTGCCATGTCTTTCCTTTCTATGTAGATATACTGGGGTTATTAGGGTTGTTGTTTAACTCCACTGATTTGCCATTGCGTTTGCTATTCCTTCAAAGGTTCTTGCCCTGTTTTTTTGCCTATCTTTACCACCCTTGTTAAACCAATTACCAGCTATCTTTGTGCTTTCAGGTTTTCCTAATATGTCAGTAGGTTTTAAATCTGGTAAATTTTTAAGCCATAAGCACGTTCTTTTTTGAAAGGGATGACCATGTTGATATGGTTGAATAATCTGATTGTATTTCGGTAATCCGAAAACAGTTGAAGGTATTGGATTTTCTATACAAATCTTATCTATCGGTGCGTTATAAAGGCGCATGAAAAACATCTTTGCTTCCATCCCTAAAACATATCTCCCTTGATTAAGAACTCTTTTAGGATATAAAAATCTTGCTCCTGCGTTACTTAAATAAGTGCAAGGAGGATGCGCTATCATTAAATCCCATCCTTCGTGTAAGTGCATTAAAACATCATCTTGAATATGTTTACCATCAATTTCTGTTGGTAAAATATCGCAACTCCAAGCATCATGTCCTTTACGATTAAATGCTTCTCTTACAATTCCGCTAAATTCGCAGGCAATTAAGACTTTCATTCCTTCCCTCCAATACATTCATCACAAATATTATTAAAAATCACTATCATTGAATCGTGCTTACCTTTTTTTGTTGTTACATATTCGCCTTTTGTGTTTATACCTTCAAAGGCAATTCTACCTTTAACAAATCTTATCTCTGCGTTTGGTAACATTAACTCGTGAAATTGTTTTGTCCCTGTTGCGCTTGGTATTAATAACACACAAGTTTTCCCTTTTTGCCATTCTTCATACGCTTTTTGAATAAACTTTGGCTTATCTTTTCGATTATAAGGAGGATTAATAAAATTGGATTTTCCCCATTCACAAGCTAACCCATCAAATTCTGAATTAAGAGGACAAGGATCAAAGTCAAAATTAAATTCAGCATTCAACTCATCATATAATTTTTTAGGTGTCGCCCAATTATCGTTATTTTCTGCTCCATCTCTATTTTTCATTCCTTCCCTCCAATACATTCATCACAAGTTATCTGTAAATTCCCATCCAATTCTTTAGGCTCGAATACCTTTCCGCATTTATTACATTTGATTAGCATACTAACCCCTTTCTTTTGTCCGTTGTCTATTTAATCCCTTGATCTCCACTCTTTGCAAATAGTTTTAAATTGACAACTTTTTAGCAATAAAATCAATACTTTCTCGCATTTCTTTGTTTTCAATTAATCCTTCCGATAAAACAACCTCTTTCGTTTCTCGCTCCGCTAACTGATCGTATATCTTTAAAAAGTGCGCTCTTTCCATTCCAATATTAGTAGATAGACATATCGTTATCCACCCTATTCCTTTTACTGCTCTTTCTATAATTGAATGCGAAAATACAGGCGATCCGTAAGACCCTACACTTGATACCAAACTTAAAACTTCTCCCCAAGCATCGCCAGCTACAGGAATATCGTTTCTAATAGCATTTTTTCTTATTAACGCTATTATGTTTGTGCTTTTATAAATTTCTTCTTTTGTAGCCAATATCTTTTTTATTGCTGATATAAATTGTTTATCAGGTATATCTTTAAGCATTTCCCAACAAATATTAGCTTCATACTTCTTTTCCGGAAAGCTTTGGGAAAATACTATCATCATTTTCGTGAATATAGATTTCTTCATCTTCAACCCTTTCATTAAATTTACCTAAACTAACTAAATTAGACTTTTGAGCATTTGTTGGCTCTGTTGATGTATTTCTGCTATGCCATCCACTTATTGCCCTTTTCCAACTCTTCATCTTATTTTTTCCTACTAACCACCCTTTTGATTCGTAAAAGTTAAAAAATACCTCAGCATTAACAATTAACTGCTTATCTATAATGTATTGTTGAATTTCTTGTATTGTTGGTTCTT